ATTAACTTAGGAAATCTTTCTTTTTTAAATACAGACAACAAAGGGCCAGTTTAAATGAAACTAGAACAATTTAAATACTTTAAACTCTCAGACTTTAATTGCCAAGAAACAGGCGAGAATGAAATGGATGTTGCTTTTATACACGCTCTAGATCAACTCAGAGCGGCCTGTAAGTTTCCGTTTATTATTACAAGCGGCTACAGAAGTAAAGACCACAGCATAGAGAAGCGCAAATCAAAAGCAGGAACACATGCACACGGAATTGCCGCAGACATTAAAGTCTCTGGAGGCGCACAGCGTTTAGCAATTGTTAAACATGCGTCAGCTTTGGGCATGAGCGTAGGTGTTGCTAAGTCCTTTGTTCACGTAGATGTTCGCAAAACCGAACCTATGTGTTGGTGCTACTAGGGATGAAACTAGTTGTTGCGCTTATCTTTATATTAGGATCGTCAGTTTTGTATGCACAAGAACAGCCTATGGGAGATACTGACTCAGATAATACTCAAGACGGATCGCTCAACACCAACACAGTGGGCAGTACTGTTAGCAGTAACAACAACAGTAAAGATGATAGCGTAACTAACACTTACAATGGCGCAGGTAGTTCTGGAGCTATGCCAGTAGGCTCAGCAATAGCCCCTAGCTACATGTCTAATGGCATGGAAACATGTTTGCAGGGATCAGGTGGTTCAATTCAAACAGGAATTATAGGTATAACTAAAGGCAGTTACGAATCAGATGTTGATTGTAATAGGCGTAGAGATGCTAAAGTTCTAAGCGATCTAGGAATGAAGGTAGCCGCTATTGCTAGGATGTGTGAAGACGTAAAGGTTTGGAGGTCTTTATTTATATCTGCAACGCCCTGTCCTGTTCTATCAGGCGGTAGATTAGTAGTAGGTAAAAGAGCTTTTCTTTTAATGAAGATGCAACCAAGCCTGTACATACCAGACTACGGTGAGGTTGGAGTTATTCGCAGAGCAACGTGGTCTAAGCTTGAACCGATAATAAAATATACAAAAACTCAAATATGGTACAACTCAATTTTAGGTATAGGAGCAGGGAATGAAAATGAAGACGAAGATAGTAGCTCTAGCGAGTCTGTTTCTGAGCAGTTCCGCAGTTCAAGCAAGTGAGTTAGATACTTTAATAGCAAGCAGTGCGGCTATTATAGATCAGATAAATACAGGCATCCTAATGACAGGAGCCGCTATGGGCTATGCTAACACTGGCACAGGAATTAGTGACGGCCAACTAGCAGGTACAGCGTACATAACAACAGAGCAAGTTAACGCTTATAATCAAGCACTGGCCGGAATGGTAACTTACTTGCCTTATGGCTCTGCCCAAGATTATTTAGAAGAACAGGCCGCCGCCGAACTTGAATTAATGGAAGCGGCCATAGAAGATTTTACAGCCGTAGTAGTAGACATGCTTGCAGTACAAGAAGTTGCTGAACTATCTGCTGAAGCATCAACTCCAGATGAAGAAGCCGCAGTGCAGGAATATGTTACTACAAATACAGATGCCCTCACGATAGATCAAGCTGATGCTGACATTTATAATTCTAGTTTAGATTCTATAGAAGGCCATGCTAATGCCGCAGGCGCTTTTCTGGGCGTAGCCGCAAACTCAGACGCTGTGGCGTTTATGGATCAAGGAGCAATGGATAATAACACTCGTGTTGAAACAAACACCTTGAGCTATAGCGCGTCTACTCAGGCCGTAAGCCTTGCTTGGACTACTGGGAATCCTGCTACTAGCGTATACGTAAACGGCTCAGATGCGTTTAATATTAACTTGTACGTTTCTCACCAAGACATCTTAACATCAGGAGCTACCAGTGATCTTTATCTTACTGGCCCAACTTATTTAGGTTATGAGTGCTTTATGACTCAACTAAACTGTGAGGAGACAGGAGGATGAGTTTAGCAGAAACAGAACTAACGATTGGCGGCACAAGCTTTAAAGGCGTTTATATCGCTATACTTCTTAGCCTTGCAACAACTCTAGGTGGTGGTGTGTGGACAGCAAGCTCACTATACGGACGTTTAGAGGCTGTTGAGTCTGTGTCTATTCCAAGCATTGCTCCGCTAGAAGAAAGCCTACTACTTATTAAACAAGAACTAAAAGACAATGATGTCTCACAGCTTCAAGGCAAGTTAGCAACACTAGGCGTTAACCTAATTACAATTATGGAACAACAAGAAAAGCTATTATTGATTGATGAAAATGTAGATAGTTTAGAGAAAGACATTGAGACTATGAAAGCTACTGTAGCTAAAGCAGAGTTAATGACAGCTAACTTAAACAAGCTTGACGGTCAGCTAAAAACAATTAGCCGTGAAATAGAAGACTTGTGGAAAGGTATGGATTACCTGTCAAACCCTTTAAAATAGGATAGAGATATGTTAGATAAACTGATAGGCCCAGTGACCGGACTGCTTGACAAGTTCATTGAAGATAAGGATCAGCGTAACGCCTTAGCTCACGAGATTGCTACGATGTCTGAGCGTCACGCCCAAGAGATTTCTAAAGGACAGTTAGAAGTAAACAAGGTTGAGGCGGCACACAAGAGCTTGTTTGTTAGCGGATGGCGACCTGCTATTGGTTGGATCTGCGGATTTGCTTTAATGTATTCTACAATCTTAGCACCAATACTAGGCATTTGGTTTACTGTCCCTGCTGTAGATAGTTCACTTCTTACAAGTGTACTGATGGGCATGTTGGGACTAGGTGCAATGAGAACTGTAGAGAAAACAAAATCAGTAGCGAGGGACAAGTAATGGCGGCAAAGAAAAAGTCAACAGTTAATGCGGCAGGTAATTATACCAAGCCTACAATGCGTAAGAATTTATTTAATAAGATTAAACGAGGAACTAAGGGTGGCAAAGCAGGGCAGTGGAGCGCACGAAAGGCTCAGATGCTTGCCAAACAATACAAAGAAGCAGGAGGTGGTTACAAATGAAAGGTGTTAAACATTATAAGAAAGATGGCACAGAGCATAAAGGCTCTAGTCACAAGATGGCTGATGGTACTCTACACACTAATAAGTCTCACACTAAGACAAGTGTAAAGTTATTTCATTTAAAGGACTTGTCAGCTAAAGCAAAAGCTAAGGCGAAGAAGTAATGGCACTTGCAAAATCTCAGAAGTCTTTAAAGAAATGGACAGGGCAGAAGTGGACTACAAAGTCTGGAAAGCCTAGTGCTAAAACTGGCGAAAGGTATTTGCCTAAAGCGGCTATAAACGCTTTGACACCTGCACAGTATGCGGCAACCACCAAGAAGAAGAAAGCTGACACCGCTAAGGGCAAACAACACAGCGCACAGCCTAAGAAGGTTGCGGCCAAAACTAAAAAGTATAGGGTCTAGGTATGGCAACTCCAAGAAAAGGCAAAGCCAAAGTAAAAATAACCGCTAGTGGAAAGAAGGTTAGCTATGGTCAAGCAGGAAAAGCAAAGGACGGTGGCTCTAGAGTTAGAACAGGTACATCGAAGGGAGATAGTTATTGCGCCAGAAGTTTAGGCATAAAGAAAGGACTATCTAAAAAGAAACAAAATGATCCGAACACCCCCAACAACTTGTCACGCAAGCGTTGGAAATGTTCGGGTGCTAAGTCAAAGAAATAACTTAAAGTGATTAACTATGAAAAAGTTTTGGAAGCTGTGGGCCTTGAGTCTAGGCGAAAGAGTGGGGGACACAGATTCCGAAGCTGATAACGTAGCAATCATAAGAACAACCTTAGTTATAATTAATTTAATATGTTGTTTCTGCATAATGGGCAACATCTTTTTGGGTTAACCCGCTCCATGATTCAAGGCATTTAGTTCGTCTTCTAAATACTTGTGAAGCGGTTCCAGTTTTTGTTTCGTAAGTTGTACAATGTTTCTTATAATTAACAGTTCATCTCCTTTGAACACTTTATTTAAATCACTAAGGGGTATGCCGGACATTTCTGTCACGACAACTCCCTCACAGTTTATCAAGACTTTAAAACCTATGATGTTGGCTTCCTTGCCTTTATTAAACGATTTCACATGCACCACCTACACAAGCTAACTCCTGTGAGCCTGTCGTGTTGTCCTCCATTTCATACTGTTCTAGATCACTCCAATCAACATCCTTGGGCATCGCCTCTACTAACTCTTTGTACTTCTCAGCAGTGATATCTTCATAGGGTGCTTGCTGATACACATGATCGCTAACAGGTAGTAAGCTAATGCCGCTACAGATATCAAAGTTATCCCATATCCACTGCGCTACTTGCAGGAACTCATCGTCAGTGTAGTACACCGTGATGCTTGGCTTATGCTCACACCAACTGTTCTGATATGTTTTCCACAAAGCCAACTGTTGCATTGCTCCAACTTGTTTAACTGTTGTGCTAGTCTTAGGAGACTTAACAGGGAAACTATACACCAGAGATGCAGGACTCATTGTGTCTTGCTCTACTGGGAATCCTGCGGTTGACATGAACTGAGCCAACGGGTCTTTTGCGTCCGAACGAACCCTTCTAATGTAGTGCTTTGAGAAACGAGGATGTATGCCAGAAGCACTATCAACAAGCTGAGACACAGTGCCGCTTGGCTTAACGCATGTAATAGCCACAGACTGATTGATACCAAGCTTCTCAGCCCACTTCTTATTTGTTTTAATAGCAACAAGTTTTAACTCCTCTAGCCACTGTGCTGTTTTATCTGATGACACTCCAATAACAGGGTGATCCATGATACCTGTCAGGCTTAAACCTAACAGTGCTTCTTCTTCGGTGTTGCGCTTCCAAAGGTTTCGTAAGTATCGGAAGTCTGTAAGCGTAGCTTGAAGAGTGCCAATGATAGCGGCAGTTTCAACCTTCTTCTTGAGTGTGGGTAGTGTATCGTCTGCTCGTACAACCACTTCGCTAAGGTTGCAAAACTGATTAGAGCGCAAGATAATTTCAGAACAGGGGTTGGTTCCGAACTCATGGTCAGCATCTCTACGACCATTGCGACCTGCAATCTTCTGTGCCGCAACACGACTGAAGATCCCGCGTTCTCCTGCCTTGCTCTCGTACATGGTCTGCATCTCTGATAGGAACGATTCAAAGTCAGGCTTCTCAGTGTACGCTACGCTGTTATTGGCTAAGCGTCTATGACCCTCGTTCCTCCACCAATCTCCCGACTTAGCTTTAGACATACGCTGATCAGATAAATTAGATAAACTTATTAATGCTGAACGCCTAACACCCCCAACAACTACGATGTCAGCTATCTTACAACAGATGTCATGGCACTCAATGCTTGTCAGCTTACGCCCCGAAGACTTCTGGAAAATCTCTACGCAGAAATTAAACAAATCAACCAACGGCTCTGGCCCTGATGCACGACCACCAAAGGTTTTAAGCCTCTCTCCTGAGCCTCTCACCCTGCTCACATCCCACTGCGGTATCTTACCTGCGTACAGCATAGCAATCAACTCACGGAACGCTGAAGCCCAACCAATCTTGCTGTCAGACACTACTATAAGACTGTCAGTTTGATGAAAGCTCTCAGCAATCTCTGGTAGTTTGTTAATGAAGTTGCGCTCAACGCTGAACCCTACACCTGTACCGCACATAAGAACATACATCAACTCATCAAAGGATCGCGGTGAATCTATATGCAGGTAGCTACAGTTGAATCCTGCTACGTTATCTTTATCTAGTGCCTTACCTGCTGTCATCATGCAACGCATAGAGGGCATGACTTCAAGGTTGTGTATTGCATCGTACAGTTTCTGTCCTTCCTTAACTGTGATCTGCTCACGATCCCTCCAGAATGAAACATAACGAAAGACTGTTTCGCTCCATGTTTCTCTACGGCTATGCTCTGGAATCCATCGTGCGTAGCGTGACTTGTGTATAAATTGTTGATACTGATCCATTAAGTGTTCTCCTCAGTGACGACTAATGTTAGTTTATTTAAATACCATGTGGCTTTGTTCAAGTCCTCTACCTGTTTCCCTTTGTAATCATAACGCCAAAGGTATTTCATACAGTTACCCTTGAGGTAGCCCTTGAAAGCTACCGAAGACATAGACTCTTCAATGGCTTCAATGCATTCTATATTACCAGTGTTGTAATGCTTTGGCTTATTGACTACATCTTCAAGCGTAGGCTTCCTAGTTGCAAGATCCTTTAAAGCAGTTCGTATAGCTTCTTCGTGTCCATATTCATGTGCTTCTTTCATAGCCATATCAATGTAAGGCTGTTCAAGGGCAGGGGCGGCTTTCTGTGCGTTGTCCCACTCTTCGGGGGTTGCGTCATTTAATCGTCTGGTCATGTTCTATCTCTGTATAAAGGTTAATGGGGGGTTCTTTGCGCTTAGTATCTTTTAATTTAGAAGCAGAGTTAATCTTCTT